TCGCCCATTATATAAATACTTGAAAAAAGTATTTGGTTACATGGAAGGTTTATACAAGTTACTGAGTGATATTCATTCAAATCTTTTTGTATTGTTTCATAAAACTTGGGTTTTTCATTGGAATGTGGTTGGTTCTGATTTCCAGCAACTTCATACATTATTTGGTGAACAATATGAAGCAATGTTTGGAGAGATTGATCGTCTTGCCGAACACATGAGATTTTTGAATATTCGTCCAGTTGGAACTCTTACAAGAATTGTGGAAGTTTCTACAGTTGGTCAAGGTTCTGATGTTGTCCAAATGGATGAACTTGGTCAAAAGCAAATTCTTCCTGGAAAACCAATCACTAAATCTGATGATATGGTTAAAAGACTTCTTGCCGATAACCTTATCTTTTTAGAACTTTTAACAGAAGCATCAGAAGCAGCTGGATCACAGAGATCATATGCAACTGAAAATCTCCTTCAAGATTTGATGGAATCACATGGTAAGTTTGTGTGGATGTTGAGATCCATCACGGAAAAAAATCAAAAAATGGCAATAGAGGATGTTGCTACGGAACAACCTCAAGAGCAAATTCCACAGCAAGCACCACTTCAATAATATATAATAAATTGATAAATTAACTATGGAAAATATAAAAATTAGATGTCGCTCCTGTGGGAAGGAGATAGAGGGGCATCAGAATAGAACTGTAACATGTGGTTGTTCAAACATGACAACCATTCGTGGAGATAAAATTTCAGCAGTTGACTTATCTCAGGTTATTATGCTAAACTCTTATCATAACAAAACAAAATCTGGTGTACTTACCAACGAAGACATTCAATGGCAAGAAGAACGTCGTCAACGTAAAGTAAGACGTTTAGATTTTGAAGTCCGTTGAGGACTTATTTGGAGAGACAATCCGATTGGTGACGGAACCGCTCTTGAAAAGCGTTGAGGTGTTAAAGCCCTTAGGCGTTCGACTCGCCTTCTCTCCGTTTAAAATTTTTAGAAATATTACAAAATTTAAGATTATCTTAAGCACTTTCTTGGAATCAACACAAACTTGACAAAGTAAAAGTATCTATTAACATAACTAGTAGTATCCCAAGGATAGAACCTATGGATCAGCACACCTATAATAATTGGGTGAAGATCAAGGAGACCTTCGAACAGTCTGGCAACACAGACAATATGTTCTACAAAAGAGCTGTAGAAATTGTAAAAACCAGAAGAGACCCTCTGGCAAAGTTTCTTGGAGATGAACTGTGATGGAACCTCAAGACGAGTTAGTAAGTCGTGCTGAAGTTCAGGAGATGATTGATGCAGCTATCAGAAGACACAACCGTAATGCTTCTATCATTAGTATGTGCGTCGGTTGGGTGGTTCTTGCTTTATTTGCTGAAGGACTTTTGAGACTTATAGGTGTAATTCCTCCCGTACTGCCATGGCTAAACATTACCCTGAAATAATTGGTATTGTATTACTATTAATCTTTGCTACCACGATGTTCTATCAGGGTACATGTATCATGAGAGGTCAACGTGGTTATTCTCTTAGAGATTATCTGAAACAGGATAGTGAGAACATGCGTAAACGAATAGAAGAACTTTTAAAGGATAAATGATTACCGAGGAAGATTTAAAAGAACTTCAAGAAAGAATTTTTCAACAAAAAATGATTGAACTTTTTGAGGAACCATCTACCTACGAGGATGATGATGAGTACGACAGAATGGTTTGAGTTTATTGAGTTTGTATCACACATGTTATACATGTTTGTAGCATTTATGTGTGGTTTGATTATTGGTTACTTAGTTGGATTTAGAAACGGAGGAGGAATGTAATGGAAAAAACATCCTTGCTATTTTATACACTCTGCATTTTCAGTCTTATATCAATTTTTATAAACTGGGGACTTCGCAACGCATATCCACAATGAGTTACTACAATTACATAACTTACGAAGTCCTTTTATTGATCATGGCTTTGGGAGTCATTAATCATTTTAAGGCAAAGAAATTTAATCTTGTTTTGAGTATTGCCTCAACAGTTCTTACTATCTTCTTATGTACTATTGCATTCTGGTGGATGGTTGATACTGTTGTTTATCTCAAATGGGAAGTCTTAAAGTCTCCTCTTTTAACTGGGGGAGTATCAGAACCAATTATTTTACCGACTTGATATGTTACTCGCAAAAGCACTTATATTCGCTTCTATACCATTTGTATTAGCAACACTCCATTTCGGCACACGAGGAGGGTATTATGATACAGAAGAATATAAGGGAAATGGAACCTCACATTAGACAGAGATACCATTTTGCAATGTCTGCTTTTGTAAGAATTCATGGACATCGCATCATGCATGATCATAATATCACTCAGTTTTGTATAGAGTGGTCTGAGAGTAGTTCAAATGCTCCTTTAGTGGGTCTTAATGAAGTCGATCAATATTTTTATTACGAATATAAAAACTGGAGAGGAATATGATCTTTCATATTGTAGAAACACTTGCTTCAAGTCCATTGTGGATAGGTCTTTGTGGTGCGGGATTAACTTTAATTCCTTTTTGTGGAATAGCCTATATACATAATAAAAAGAATTAAATTAAAAAATTATGGCAACAATTAATTATTCTATTTCTTGCCCTGAAGTAGATAGTTGGACAGGATATTTTGAAGTAACCAATACATCAGGTGCCCTTGTAGATGATATTACTAACAACAATATTAGTGCAGTTGGTGCAGGACCTGGACTATTTTCTTTTACTCCAGTTCAGTTTGAGATGTATCCAGATAATCCTGGTGCTAGTGTTGGCAGAACATATGTTACTTGGAGAAGTGTTGCTCATCCAGGACAACAATTTCCTGGTACTGGATATAGTTTAGATATTTGGTCTGAATCTTTATATACCGCTATAAATTCTGGATCTACATGGGCAGATTTAGTTAGCACTGGAACATATGATTTGTCTGATAATAAGTGGACAGTGGTTTATAGTTATGATGAACCATACGCACTATTTCATGGCAAGGGGGTCGGCGCAACCATTACGTTCAGTTAAAATTTTTGAATTACTTGACACCGCAAAAAAATTCCCCTATAATGGATCTGTAAATCAGTTAAGGCAATGGTTCTTACGCAAAAATTTAAAAAAGACATTTCTGCTCTTTGCTCTGCAGCTAATGGTGACATTTATTTGGATGTGAAAAATCCAAAATTGTATAAAAAACTTTTCCGCTATTATCAAAATGAAGGAATTGTTTTTTCTGGAGAACCTCTAGATGACTACGATATTCTTATGGAGCATCTTTCCCAAGATCTTCAGTCTGAAGGAGTAGTTGTTTGATTTTTCAGTCACGGATGGACTATAACAGTACTGGTGGAGTCATCCCCAATATGCCCATGATGGAGACATGTAAAAAACCCTGGTCGGGATGGTCAAATGACCCTCGGAGTTTCTTGCTTCTCTAAAGAGCAAGTGGTGCGGATGAGGTTACCCCGCCTGGTTTCCAATTTCCAGCGAAAGAATTGGTGGCGAGCCTGAATTTTGGAGGAGGTTGACTTCAACCTCCTTTTTTTGTATAATAATAAAAAAAACATGTATAATGAAAATAGGATTTAATTGTAGTTGTTTTGATCTTTTTCATGCTGGGCATGTAACAATGCTCAAGATGGAAAAGGAAATGTGCGATTATTTAAAAGTGGCACTTCAAGTTGATCCAACAGTTGATAGACCAGGTTTAAAAAATAAACCTGTTCAGTCTATCTACGAAAGATATACTCAAGTTCAGGGATGTAAGTATGTTGATGAAATTATTGTTTATGATACGGAAGCGGATCTTCTTAATTTAATAAAGACTCAGACTTTTCATATTCGATTTTTGAGTGAAGAATATAAGAATATTGATTTTACTGGCAGGCAATATTGTATTGACAATGATATTGAAATTCATTATCATCTAAGAAGGCATCAGTATTCCACCACGGAACTTCGTAATAGAGTTTATGAACTTGAAAGGGCGAAACGAGAAGAGAAAGACATTAAAGACATTCTTCAATATTCTCCCGAACTTTTAGAAAAATACGGTCAAAACTAAACTATGAATATTAATAAATTTTATATAAATTGCAATACAAATAAAACTGAATTGTGTGAGATAGGTGCGAAATATGGAACTGATAAATCTCCATATAATGATTTGACGAGTGAATATTATAGACACTCTTATACACCATTCTATTCTCTTTTGTTTTCTAATATTAGAAATGACCAAATAAATTTGGGTGAAGTTGGAATATTATATAATTCTTCTATAAAAATGTGGAGAGAGTATTTTTCAAATGCAAACATATATGCTTGGGATGGCAATCATGATCATTTAGAAAATGCAAAAAGTCATAATTTACATAATGTTTTTTATGATTATATGCACACATCTTATGAAGAATCAATTCAACAATCATTTAATAAAACTCAAATTAAATTTAATATATTGATCGACGATGCCAGTCATTTTTTCTGGGATCAGATCAGATTGATTAGAGGTTGTGTTGATTATTTGTTGCCCAATTCTACATTAATTATTGAAGATATTGATAAAAATAATTCTGATGAGAGTTATATTTCTGAAATAAAAAATTATGGGCATGACAAATATTATGATAGCATTTCATTTATTGAATTCGACCATACTAATAAAAATTTAATTGACTATAATAATGATAAAATTATCGTATTGACTAGATCAAATTACTCAATCTAAAATGAAAAATAAAATTGCTTTAATCACTGGTATTACTGGACAAGATGGGTCTTATCTTGCAGAGTTACTTTTGCAAAAAGGTTATGAAGTTCATGGTATTGTGCGGAGAAGTTCTCTTATTAATACTCATCGAATTGATCAC